CACATTCTTTTTGCTATCTGCGTATCTGTCATTCTTTCGCAGTTTTCAATTATAAAATCCCTCTCGGCATTGCTCCATTTTTTATAATTAGCCATATTTCATATTCCTAAATTGACAAATCGTGTACTATACCTAATATACTATTAGAAATCAACCCTTTTTGCAAGGAGCTATAATGGCTAAATCAATTGACTCAACACTATCTACCAAGGCATCGTCCAATATTGATGTATCAAAGGACCTAGAAAAACCACAAGAAAAAAGTATAGCAGAACTTATTAATGAAGAAGAAGAAAACAAAGAAGAAAACGAACCTACCTAACGGAGTAGACGAACAAGAGTTTCTTACTGTACTAGATAATATCAGCAAAAGACTAGGTAACAAATTTAAATTTGGCTATCATACTTATGAGGATATGAAACAACAGGCCGCCATATTTGCTCTTGAAGGACTTAAAAAATACGACAATAAAAGACCCCTAGAAAACTTTCTATGGACCCACGTTAGAAATCGCCTTTTTAATTATAAAAGAGACAACTATCAAAGACCAGATCTTCCCTGCCACACCTGTCCATTTTATGATATTAAATTTGAAACTACACAAAATCAATGCACCGAATATAAAAACAAAGATAATTGTTCATTATATAGTAGCTGGGTAAAAAGAAATTCAGATAAAAAAAATATAATGAAGCCCACCAACATAGAGGACACTCATCAAACAGCATCTAAACAAGATAAAATTGAAGATATTTTTCTAAAAAAACAAACACTAGATATTATTGACGAAATCATACCTACCCAATATAGAGATCTTTATCTGAGATTTAGATACGGAGACAAAGTTTCTAAGGCGGAACAAAAGAAAATTATAAGTATTATCCAAAATATACTAAAGGAACACCATGACAAAAATTCCTAAAAAGCGCGGCCAGTTATCTCTAGAAGAAGAACAGTACATAAGGGAAAATTTTAATAAAATACCCATCAAGGACATAGCCTCTAACTTAAACAGAACAGTCGCCCCTGTTAAAAGATATATAGAAGAGGCCAGATTAGAATATGTAGATAATGCAGATGAATATGAATCTTTGCGCACCAAACTACATAGCAAAAATTTCTGGAGCGAAATTAAACGACAGTTCGATGAAGAAACTGGCGAACTAGAATATTTTGAAAATACATGGATAAATTTAGTCAAACAATTTCGTGAAGATGTACTTCCCGCAGAATAACTTAAAATTAAACAATTTATCACTATTGATATTCTTATTAATCGATCTATGAAAGAACGCAAGAGACATATTGCCGATACTGAAAAATTACAAAAGCAAGTAGATCGAGAATATGAACTATCAGAAGATGAGCGAGATATTTCCCGTTTAACCAATCTAGAAACCCAATTAAGTTTTGCCCGTAATAGTATTAGCAATTACACAAATGAATATACCAAGCTGCTCAACGAACAACAAAAAATTAGCAAAGATTTAAAAGCTACTAGAGAGCAGAGAATTAAAAGAATCGAAGATGGTAAGAGTAGTTGGGTGGGGCTTATACGAATGCTGGAAGATGAAGATACCAGAGAGAAGCAAGGGCGCGAAATGGAAATACTCAAAATGGCAACAGACAAAATGAAAGAGGGTTTACAGGAATATCATACTTATGCAGATAAAGCTGTAGATAAACCTTTCCTAATACCAGAAGATGTATAGAGACTATAAAGATCCACAATACAAAAAATGGCGACAAGATATAAAAAAGTTAGATAAATATAAATGTCAGTGGCCAGGTTGCAATAAAACGAAAACATTACAAGTACATCATATTAAAAGATGGTGTGATCACCCAGGATTAAGATTACATCCATATAACGGAATTACATTATGTAAAACTCATCATCAGTTTATTAAAAATAATGAAGACTCTTATGCGGAAATGTTTTTTAAGATAGTATCAAACAGGAGCACCAAAAAATGAGATTAGATATTCCAGTAGAACTTACCAGATATCGATTAGTTAATCAGCAAACAGGCGAGGAATTACCAGAGACTCATGTAAAAGAAGATCATATAGACCTTACATTTGTGCCAGACGATCAAAGACAAGTTCTCTATATGCAATTTAATAATCTACCTATACCCCCCACCCCTTTATTTATTATTGCAGAATATCAGAACTATAAGAAGGCACCAGACCAAGAAGACTTTATACAGCAAAAACTAAGTAAAATTTTTAAAGGAGATCCATCAAAATTCCTACAAGCACTTGTTCCCCGCACATTAGACAGCGATCCTGATGGCCCAGGAACTATATTAAGCAATATGCTTAGTGCTATGGGAATAAAATCAAAACCCAATTGCTCCTGCAAAAAGAGAGCTATCTATATGAACAAAATGGGCAATGAATGGTGCGAACAAAACATTGGTACTATACTAGAGTGGTTAAAAGAAGAAGCTACTAAGCGCAAACTTCCTTTCATCAGATCTGTTGCAAAAATGATGGTAAACAAAGCTATAAGTAAATCTAAAAGATTGTTAGCTAAAAATGAGTCTACCTAATATAATCATAGACACCAGGGAACAAAAACCCTGGGAATTTCCTGAGCACACAACCATCGCCTCTAAATTAGATGCTGGAGACTACTCTGTAGAGGGATTAGAGGATATGCTTTGTATAGAAAGAAAAAGAAATGTTGCAGAGTTTGCAAATAATATTGTTGAAAAAAGATATGACGATTGGACCCAAAGAATGTCACAATACAAATATAAATTTTTAATACTAGAGTTTCCTTTATCTTACGTATATAGCTTTCCTAGAAACTCAGGCATGCCTAAGTATTTATGGAATAAGAGTAGAATATCTCCTAAGTTTATAATCAAAAAGTTAACGGAGTTACAAATATACAAAGATATCCATGTGCTGTTCTGCGACTCTGCAGAATCAGCTTCTAAATTAGCCGCAGCTATTATGTATAAGGTTTATAGTAATGAGCGAAAAAAATAGTTTTGATGATGCTTGGTTAGGTTTGGGCGATCTTTCTCGTTTAGAACTATCTCACAATCCTATGATTGGACGAAAGAAATACGAGATAGAACACCCAGACTATCATCTACTTAAAATTATGAGAGATCCTAAATATATCGGATCTACATGCAAGCTATTATTTGGTATTGAGTTACATCCTATACAAATAGCAATATTGCAAGAGTTCTGGATTAGGCCATTCCCTATGTTTATTGCAAGTCGTGGTTTTGGTAAATCTTTCATCATGGCCCTATATTGTATTATTAAATGCGTGTTTACTCCAGGCACAAAGATTGTTGTGGTTGGTGCTGCATTTAGACAGAGTAAAGTTATATTTGAATATATGGAAACTATCTGGCGTAATAGTCCGATTCTAAGAAGTATTTTCAGTGGCAACGATGATGGACCTAGAAGAGACGTAGACAGATGTACTTTACGTCTCGGTGATAGCTGGACCATTGCGATTCCTATGGGCGATGGTAGCAAAATCCGAGGCTTAAGAGCCCATATTATTATTGCTGATGAATTTGCTTCAATATCACCAGACATCTATGAAACGGTTGTAGCGGGCTTCGCTGCTGTTAGCGCAAGTCCAATCGAAAATGTAAAAGAAGAAGCTAAAAAACAAGCGATGAAAGACCTTGGCATATGGAATGAAGAATTAGAAGTTTTAACAAAGAAAATGGGCAATCAAGCAATTATCAGCGGAACCGCAGATTATGCTTTCAAACACTTTGCTCAATACTGGAAAAGATATAAAGCTATTATTGAAAGCAAAGGAGATCCTAATAAATTAGCTGATATATTTGGTTCAGAAGTTCCTGATAATTTTAACTGGAGAGATTATAGTGTTATTAGAGTTCCTTATGAATTAATTCCCAAGGGCTTCATGGACGACAAACAGATCAGTAGAGCTAAAGCTACTATTCATACTGGCATTTATAATATGGAATATGCAGCTGTGTTTGTAGAAGATAGCGAAGGGTTCTTTAGAAGAAGTTTAGTAGAAAGCTGTGTAGTAAATGATAAAAAAACTATTGTAGACCATAATGGTGAAAATATTGTTTTTGATGCTGTCACTAAAGGTAATCCTAGAGCTAAATATGTATATGGTATTGACCCTGCTAGTGAACAAGACAATTTTAGCATAGTTGTTATAGAGTTGCATCCGTCTCACAATAGAGTGGTATGCGTTTGGACCACCAATCGCAAAAACTTTAAAGAAAGACAAAAGACAGGCCTTGTAGCAGAGCACGACTTTTATGGTTTTTGTGCTAGAAAAATTAGAGATCTCATGAAAGTTTTTCCTTGTGAGAGAATAGGTATTGATGCTCAGGGTGGAGGTATTGCTGTTGAAGAGGCATTGCACGATCCTTCTAGGCTACAAAAAGGAGAGCAATTAATCTGGCCTGTTGTAGATTATGATAAAAAAGCTAAAGATACAGACTCTCAGGAAGGTTTACATATTCTAGAAATGGTACAATTTGCCAAAGCTGATTGGACAGCACAAGCTAATCATGGTTTAAGAAAAGATATGGAAGATAAGAGGCTGCTATTTCCAAGATTTGACAATTTTTCTTTAGGTTTAGCCATGGAAAGAGAAAATCAGAACATAGCTGAATCAGACCTTAGCCCAGTATACGATAATCTTAGTGAGTGTATATTAGAAATTGAAGAACTTAAAAATGAATTAACTACTATTGTCATGACACAAACAAGCACTAGTGCTGGAGCAAGAGACAGATGGGATACTCCAGAAGTAAAACTTAGTGGTGGTAAAAAGGGTAGATTAAGAAAAGATAGATATAGTTCTTTAATTATCGCAAACATGCTTGCTAGACAAATGACCAATGTTCTACCTGCTCCTGATTATGCTGTTATTGGAGGTAATGCAAGAGATGTGGGTAAGACATCTGGAGACATGTATAAGGGTCCAGAATGGTTCACCTCAGCAGCCAATGAAGACATTTATACAGGAATTTACAAATAAGGGTGTATAGAATTTGTAATGGCATTGCAATCCTATTATGATAAACCATGACAAAAAAATATCCTAAAAGTGAATCTATCAAAAACGCAGAACCTATTGTCCCTGAGGAAGCTTATGTATTTTGGGGAGATGACCACAGCTCTAAAGCTGCGGCCCAAAAGGCATCTGCTGGAGCATTAGACGAATACACCTCTGTTGACAAGGCTACTGCTTATTCTAGATATCGTACTGATTATTCTAACTTAGACACGAATACTTCTGGCAGACCAGGATTAACTAGATCTGACTATGATTTCTTTAGACCAGACGAAGCAGTACCTCGTCTTGTTAAGAATGTTATTTTTAGAGCAGAAGATATCTATCAGCGTGTGGGTCTTGTTAAAAATGTCATTGACCTTATGGGCGATTTTGCTACTCAAGGAATTAGAATAGTTCATCGTAATAAAAAAATCGAAAGATTTTACAAGAGATGGTTCCAAAAGGTTAATGGCAAAGATAGAAGTGAAAGGTTTGTTAATAACCTATATAAAACTGGCAATGTTATAATTAACAGACAAACAGGCAAGCTAGGCTTAAAAGCCACAGAAAACATGTTCAAGGCCATGGCTGAAGCTGATTTTAATATTGGTCCAGAGCCAAAGGCTGAAAAAAGAGTTATTCCATGGAAATATACTTTTATTAATCCTCTTTATGTCGATGTTTCTGCTGGTGCTTTATCTGCTTTTGTTTCTGATAAAAGATATGAATTAACTTTACCAGCTAATCTTAGAAAAATTATTAATGCTCCTAAAACAGAAGCTGAAAAACAAATTGTTGATCAACTTCCAGATCCTATTTTGGAAGCTGCTAAGTCCAAAAAGAAATATCCATTAGACCCTAGCAAAACCCTTGTGTTTCATTATAAGAAAGACGATTGGCAAAGCTGGGCATATCCCATGATTTATGCTATCATGGATGATATTACAGTAATTGAAAAATTAAAACTAGCTGACATGTCAGCACTAGATGGCGCTATTTCAAATATTAGAATTTTCAAGCTGGGTAATCTAGAACATAAAATTGCACCTACCAGAGCAGCTACTTCTAAGCTAGCACAAATTCTTGGTAATAATGTTGGTGGCGGTACAATGGATTTAGTTTGGGGTCCAGATATTGAATTATTAGAAAGTAAAACTAATGTACATCAATTCTTAGGTGAAGGTAAATACACCCCTCATCTTAATAGTGTTTATGCTGGTCTTGGTATTCCTCCAACACTAACTGGTACTTTTGGTGCTGCAGGAACTACAAATAATTTTATCAGTCTTAAAACACTCACACAAAGACTACAATATGGCAGAGATGTTCTAGTTAGTTTTTGGGAAAAAGAAATTGAGCTAGTGCAAAAAGCAATGGGTTTCAAATATCCTGCTAAAATTGAATTCGACAGAATGGATCTTAGCAATGAAGAGGCAGAGAAGTCATTACTCATACAGCTTGCAGACAGAAATATTGTTAGTGACGAAATTATTCGCTCAAGATTTGGTCTCGATCCAGACATGGAAAAACTTAGAGTTACTCAAGAGAATAAGGAAAGAAGAAAGGTTTCTAGTCCACAAAAGGTTAGTCCTTTCCATGATGCTAACTTTGAAAATAATATCAAAAAACTTGGTGTTCAATTAGGTATGCTTACTCCTAGTGAGGTTGGAGTAGAGTTA